AAACGATTTCCTCGAACGTCGCGGTCTCCCACGTCGGCCCGTCGTACACCTCCGGCGAAGCAACGCCGGGGCGTGGGATCGGCTCGGGGAACGGCTGCTCTTTACCCCGCTCAAAGTTCAGAGCGGTGTAACGCCACCCCAGCTTCCGCAACTCAAACAGTTGCTCAGCCGCAATATGATCGGCGATTGTCCATCCCTCATGTCGGGCGTGGTAAATCGCAGTCCCAGGCTGGGCGGCGGTGACGTAACACCACAGGCCGCGCCAACCCAGCTCGTCGAAAGTAAGCCGATCCGACAGCAGATCCCGGGTGATCGCGTCAGCGAGATCCCCGGTAGCTACACGAATCAGCCAGACTATTCCCCCGGCGTCAACCCACCTTCAGAGGCCGCAGCAGCCCACGCCTTGAACAGATCCGACAACGGATCCCCCTCGGTGTCGGGCAGGGACTCCAGCACCGCCCTAGCGACATCGCACGAACCGCGGTCCAGGGCGGCGAACTCAATGTCCACATCGGAGGTCGCTTTGCGGAGCTTGTACAGCCACGTCTTCGAGTAGATCGAGGAGAACGGTTTGAGCCCCACCACAGTCCCATCGGGGAAGGTGTGGAGGTACAAGTTCCCCACCCCGGGGTACTGGGCGGCCCAGTCGTAGCCGGCCTCACCCGGCTTCGCCGTGGGGGTTGGTTCAGGTTTCGGATCCTCAACAGGAACGTCGGGGATGTCGTTGTCCAGCTTGTCTTTCGGCATCACTTCCACCTTGGCCCGCCTGGCCGTTACTGGAAGCCTCCCCGCGCCGCGCCAAGGCGGTTAGTACGGCGCGGGGAGGTGTCTAGTGGGCGCTACTTCGCGGCGGTCTTGTCAGCAACCACAGCGTCGGCCGCCTTCGCGTCGGCGGCGGCCTGGGCGGCAGCCTTATTCGCTTCAGCCTTCGCATCCGCCGCAGCCGGATCCGACTTCAGCGGGGTCGTGCCAGTCGAATCGTTGAGCACCGTGTACACGTAGGAGGTGTAACCCTGCGTGTCCGGGAAGATCGCGAACGACGCCCGGTACACAGACCAGTCACCCGGCTTCTCCACGATCGGATCCAGCTTGTCGAGCTGAGCATCCGGGACGACGCGGCGGCGCTTCACCTTCCCATCGAAGGTGTCGATGATGTAGGCGCCGTGCTCAAGCTGATCCACCGAGTGACGCACCGCGATCTGGGTGCCATTCGACGCGGACGGCGGGGTGACGGTGACGTTCTCGTCGCCGTACAGCGCGGCCAGCAGCTCCGGGTTCAGGAACTCGATGAACGTGATCTCGAACATGTCATCCATGCTCGTCTGAAGGGAACGGACCATCTGGCCGTTCCAGTCGCGGCGCTTCTCCACCTGACGCTCAGAGGAGTAGGTGTAGCCGTCCTCGGACACACCGCCGAGGCGGATGCACTCAGCCGGCCGGTCGGAGATCGCGTCGGTCGGCAGGATCACGGTCTGCGGCACCAGGAAGATGCCGCCGGTGATCGTCGGCTTACCAACGAAGGTGTTCTTGCTCAGGGTGTGAGCGGTAGAGGCTGGTGCGGTCATGCTGATCTTCTCCTAATTGCGGAAGCGCCCAATCGTGGGACGACTGAGAGGCCCGCCAGCGAATGCTGGGGGCCGAAACTGTTTGGAACTGCCTAGTTAGGCGATGCCGCCGATGCGAGCGTTCTTGACGCAGTTACACCGGAAGTGCGCTGTTGCCAGATTTGATCGCTCATGCCGCCCACCTTTAGAGAGCGGAATAATGTGATCCACATTTGCATAGAGCGGATCAGTACGCTTGGCAACCAGCTTTACTGGAATGCCGGGGTAGAGACAGCCAGGGATCTGGCAATGCCAGTTGTCCCGTTTGAAGATCTCCGACCTCGGAACATCCTCAACAAATGCGCCACGCTTACGCGCTCGGCGGCGCTGTTGCGCATCGCGCCGCAACTCTTGGGCGTTCGGGTCTTTCGCCCGTTGGCGAGAGTATTCGGCCATTCTCTCGCGATTAGCCTCGCGATACTTTTGCCTACGCTTGTGATCGTTCGGGTCAACTTTGCGACGAGCTTTGAAGTAGGCAGTGGAAGCGGACGTGCAATCTCTGCAACGACATTTGTGCGTGCTGTACGCGTTCGCGGTGCCGTGCTGAATCGGATTCGGTTCGCGCCGAGGTCTGGGGGTGTATTTCTGGCGGCTGCGCTCGGATTGCGCGGCAGTGCAGTCTTTGCAACGGCACTTGTAGTTCGCGTACCCGTTGACAGTCCCGTGCGGGATTGGCTTGTCAGGGACTTTCTTGGTGAACTTGCGGCCGTACTCGCTCATTGCGGCCTTGCACTCGTCGCAACGGCACTTGTAGTGCTTGTACCCGTTAGCGGTGCCGTGCGGGATCGGCGTATCGTTCCTCATCGGGCTGACCTTCCGTGTCAGTCAAGGCCCAGGATCACGGTGTTGGTAGCACCGCCTGGGCCGCTTTGGTTAAAACCAGTATACGGGGCACCCTGACAGGTCAGGGCATCCAGAGCTGATTCTGGACCGTCCACACCAAGTTGAACTGAAATAGCGGCCAATCTGGCAGGTCAGGGTCTTCCGTGCTGAACGGGCCGGTCAATTCGCAGGGCTCGGAAACCAGCGACAGTTTCTCGCCAGTGTCGAAGAAGTCCAGCTCCATTTCGGGGGCGTTCCTCATTACCGCAGCGCAGATACGCGCCATCTGTGAACAGAACTCGTCGGAGGTGCCGTACACCTGGACGATGACCTGGCACCACTGCACCCGCTTGCAGGTTTCCCTACCCGGTAGGGCGAAGCAACGGACGAACCATTCCGGTAGCGGAGACGGGATCCGCGATGCCACCGTAACCCCGACGATCCCCTGCTCGGCCAGGCCGGCCAGAAGATACTTTCGGGCAACCATCGTCATGTCGGGATAAACCAGTAGGTCAGCCATCGCTGCTCAACGCCTGCTGTAACGCAAAGGTTTTCGCTTCATGGCGGGACGCACGCCGGGACGTGGTAGCGATCCGGTAGCGGGCACGGTTCTCATCCCCGGCTTCGTGGACCTCGTAGTACGGCTCTTCAAGCGGGGTGTCTGTGGTCGGTGGGCTGTTGTTCGCGGCGGCAGCGATTTTCTCAGCCTTACCGCGCACCAACGCATTCGCGGCGACCGAGGTGCGTAGAGCGGCGAACGCGGCATCGTTGAACGTGATCTTCATCGGACCATCCGCAGCTCGATGACTTTGCGGTTCGGGGCGAACCCGAACGGCCCGTAGTCGTAGTTCTTCGCCAGGCCGGCCACCTCGAACACCTGACCCTTCACGGTGAACCTGTCGCGGTGATCAATCGGGATCGCGACATCGACAACGAGGGCCAGTTCCCCCACAACCCGGTCGGAACCCGTTGGTGGGCCTGCGGGTTCCTCGGAGGACACCGGCCACCACATGCACGCCACGTCGACGGGATCCGCCCACGATGGTGTGGTGTTGCCGTGCCCGTCTTCCAACCCCTGCTCGTACCGCAGATGCAGGCAGGCCCACGGCAACGGCGTCATTCTCACGACGCGTAGCCATCCCACAACGGTTGCCCGGACTTGGTGAGGTTCGCCCCGCACGAACAGTGCGGTTCGTTGAAGGTTTTGCAGCAAATTTCGGCGTGCTGCTGAACCGCACCGGTCGGGATGGTGTCGTAACCCCACGCCGAACCCGTGCCGTTCTTCCCGGCGTTCGGGTCGGCGCACATCGCCTGAAGCTGTTCGATCTCCTGCTCCGTGTACATGCCGTTTCGGCGCACACTGGAATCGACCTGCACCGAGAACGGGCCCGCCGTTTGCGACGTAACAGCGCCGGTGTCGGCGGCGTTCCAACGCAGGATCGCCCCACGAATGATCGCCGTCGCCGCAGCCTCATACTCGAACCTCGGGTCGAGGATGCACGGCGCATAGAAGGCGGCCAAAGCCATTGCGTCGTCGATCATCGCCTGCGCTTTGTCAGGCGGGATGTCGGCGAACGGCTTCAGGTCTTCGGGGCTGATGCTGACAGCAGGCATGAGGTGTCCCCGCAAAGCGGAGGACCGAGGATCGCCCGGGCCTCCGCTTCGACGGTTGCTACTTAGCCGCAGCCTTGGGGGCGGGCTCGGTCTTCACCGGATCCGGCGAAACCGGGGTGCCCTCGATGACCGCGAAGTGGTCGGAGAAGACGTACCAGCCGTACACGATCTCCGTGCGGAACAGGAGTTCGTTGTGACCGGCGAGATCGCGGCCCGCGTTGTCCGGGTCGCCGAACTCCAGCATCCGGAACGGGAAACTTTTCTGGATGCCCCAGCGGATACCGCCCTGAAAGTCGCCCAAAATCGCCTTGACGCCATTATCGGTGGCGTCACCATCCTTGGCCTTACCGGACACCGTGGAGCTGGTGGCCGAGTTGACACCCTCGAACGAGGAGATGCCGTTGCCCAAGCCCAACTCCGGGTACTTCTTCCGGCCGTCGTTGTAGCGGGCGGTCGAGAGGGTCCAGGCGTAGGACGGGTCAAACGCCACACCGTTAACGGGGTAGCCGTCAGCGATGACCTTGCCGGCGGCGGCCTCGAAGTCCATGTCGGCGAGAGTGCCGGCCGGAACCCGCTTCGTGGTGGTGTTGAGGTAGTTCGTCCACGAGGTGATCTCGGTGCCGGTGCGCGGGTTGAGCCGGTAGTACAGGCCCAGATCGAGCGCACGGGAGATGGCGCGGGCGCACTTCTCCTGATACTTGGCGAGGATGCCGAGCTGGTAGTCCTCGTCGGCCCACTTGAACTCATCCGAGGTCCGCATCTGCACGACGGCCTTGTGGGGGACGGCGGTGACGAACGCCGGGCGGGCCTCGTCGCTGCTCTTGTGCTCGGACTCCTCAACGAACTCCGCGGACAGATCCTCATCGAAGGTGATGATGTTGACGTTGCCGAAGCGCATCGGCTCCTGGCCGGAAAGCGCGGCGACGGTCGAGGCCGTCTTGGTGCGCTCCACGATGCCATTCGCGATGTTGGTCGGCAGGAAAAGGTCGGTGCTTTGCAAAGCAACCATTTCGATACTCCTTAAAAGGGTTTATTGCCCGTTGATCGACCGCAGGAAATCCCGCGTCGGATCGGTAGGGGCCGGATTGGGGTTGCGCCCCTCACGGGGAACAATGTTTTTGCGTTTGCCCGGGCCGACCAGCCGATCAGCCTGCTTACGCAGCAGGTCCGGGTCGGTGGCCGTTAAGAACAGATCGGCGTCCTCCTGATCAAACCCATGCAGGTCGATTAGGTGCGCCTTCAGCACTTCTGAAACTTTCGCTGGGATTGCTGTTACCTCGGCTTCTGCCTTGGCGATGCGGTCGGCGATCTTTTCGGCGTCAGACTTGTTTGCCTCTTCGAGTTCGTCGAGTCGGGCAGCCTTGGCCTGAAGCTCCTTAAACTGCCTGAAGCGATTGAGTTCTTTGAACTCGCCAGCGTCTTTCAATTCTTTCAGTTGAGCTTTCTGAGCAGCCAGCGTTCTCACTAGCGGGTGATCGGCTGGGTACTGCTGAAGGTCAACTTCGGGTGCTTCTGTGTTGTGCTGTTCGCTCTCGGCCACCATTTCGGTTGGCTGAACGAAGGTCGGTTCGGACATAGCAGTGTTCTCCCATTTCGGAAGTGGCCCCGCCCGTTTGGGAAGGGAGGTCTAGGTGAGGTTCGCCTTGATCCAGGCGTTCGA